AGACAGTTGCTCTCAACCTGTTTCGCACATACCGCAGCATTAAGGACTATGGCTGGCAGGAAACTATGGACTCGATGTCCCGAGCCACTTTCTACCGGCATGTTGACCAGATTTGCGAATGCGGACTTTCAAAGGCCGCTTTGCAGAAGTTGAAGATGGATGACCAGAAGAACAACGTGGTTCCGATCCTGCGCTTCCTTCAAGTCGATTTCAGCGCTCAGCGTCCTGGTTGGTACGTTGAGCCATCGGTGGAGGCCGCATGATCGCCGCAACTATGAATCTCCTGGTCGTCACTATGTGCGGACTGTTGGCAATTCACTTTCTCGGGCGCTGGGCCCGTTCATAACCGAGGTAATCACCATGCTGGTACAACTGGGCCTGTGTAAGGGCGTCACTTCTAAAGAAAAGATGAATGGCATCATCGAGCATTACTTGGTTCTGACCGCTCCTGGTCGTGACCAATTCGGCCAAGAGATCGAGCAATCTATTGGTCTCAAAGTTTCCAAGCGCCAACTCGATTCGGGCATCGAGAACGCTTATAAGCCGTACATCGGCAAACAAGTTGCCGTCCCGGTATATGCCAAAGCGTGGAAGTCCAAAACTGGCACCGCTTTCGGCATGGACCTGTGGCTCTCTGATGACGGCCTGCCTGTTCCAGTTCAGCGCGTACAACCGCGTCCTGCTGCTGTCTCTGGCGCTAATTAATGAACACTTATGTCTGCACCGAACTTGTTAACGGCGTCTGCCAAACATGGGTAGTGCAGGCGTCAATAATTCCGCCTCTTAGTGTGTCTGAGGGGCTGAATCTCGGGTGGCCGGTAGTTGCGTGTTATGCCGCCGCTTGGGGAGTTGGACTCTTAACGCGCTTTATTCTCTCTCACGAAAGGAACTGAAAATATGGACGGCTCGATGATTCCCGCTGAGGTACTCACCGCGATCACTGCGCTCAAAACCGATGTTCAAACCATCGGCGGCGCAATGTTCGTTGTTGTGCTGGTAGTGGTCGCGTTCGCGTACTTCCGCCGCTCCGCTCGTTAATTCGAGCCTCGGCAACTAGGGGGGCTTAGCGGCCCCCTTTTTTATTGGGGAAAGATAATGGGAAGTTGGGAGTATTCAGGATGGCTCGTTTTCTTCGTCATGGTCTCGTCGTTCTGGCTGCTGTTTTATTCAGCGTCCAAGCCCTAGCGGCTCGCCAAGTTATTCCCGAGCCCGGCAGCGTACAGCGCACTTGGGTTCCTGGTAGCGGTCCTACCGCGTTCGTAGATTCCCGCGATTGGAACGCTACTGTTAGCACTCAAAGCGGTGCGCGTGTTGAAGTCCCGGTTACTGGCAAGCGCGCCTATGGCTGGCCCAAGTGGCGAGCCGGGGCCAAGGCGTTGATTAAGGGCAACGCGGCAACTGCGCTCGCAACTGCCGGTATCGGCGCGCTCCTGGCCGGCGTCGATTGGGTTATGACCGAGGGCGTTCTCTCCAAGCCGAATCCCATGGCCGGCAAGACGCAGTGCTATACAGCGTTTTTTTCCGGTGGTGTTTCCACTCAATGTGATTACGACAACGCCAATGATGCCTGTCGTGCTCTCTATACGCAGGTTGGTACCAATATTTCCCGTGGTGCAGGTTCATTAGGTGGGTCGGGTGCTGATGCTGGCGGCTGTTACTATTACCCTCAGTCGGGTGGTTATCAGGTGCTGGGGGAGTGGCGTCGTGTTGTTTATTCTCCTGACCAATTGCCGCCGTCCCATATTCCGGCGACAGATACCGATATCGACTCGTTAATCGACGGTGTTTCCGATCCGTCTATAGCGGCACAGTCCGCGCCCGGCATTCTGGATAATGTTCCCGGCAGTTTTGATTACCCCGACGGTTTCGATTTCTCTGGTCCTGCATCGGTTGATCTGCCGGGCGTTATAACTACCTCAACCGATCCCGCTACTGGTAGCACTACTACCACTGAGATCCTTCCATCTGTTCAGTTCGAGTATGGAACTCAGCCGTGGTCGATAACGCCTACCGACAAAACCACGAAAAACACGTATGAGGACGGGACCAAAACAAATACCGAAGAATCGGTGTCTACCGATCCCCAAAATCAGCCCGGCGTTTCAATTCAGCCAAAAACCGAAGTTCCTACTGATTGCGCGTTTATGCCCACTGTTTGCAAATTTATTGAATGGGTAAAAACGCCGTTTAACCCCGAAGAGCCCGATTTTTCTCAATTCATTGAGGACAAGGACTTTACGCAGGAGGTCAATTTCTCTGGCAATGCCACCTGTCCGCCTCCAACTGTTATTGCTACTTCCCGTGGGAATTTCGAGTTCAGTTGGGAACCTGCGTGCGATTGGGCGGGGCTTGTTAAACCGCTTGTTATTCTGGCTGCGCTTATTGGCGCGCTTTATATCAGCGTCGGCGCTGTGAGGAACGACTAATGCCAGCAGTTCTAGTAACCATCGGCGTTTACATAATTTCGAGCGTCATCGCCAAGATTCTGGTTGCGCTCGGTATCGGCATTTTCACCTATTACGGATTGCTCGCCCTGGTCGAACAAATCGTCCAGCAGGCGCAGATTGCGTTTGGCGGTCTGCCGGCTCAGGCATCGCAAGTGCTGAGCATTGCGGGCATTCCCGAGGCGCTTTCCATCCTGTGCAGCGCGTTCGTTACGCGCGCGTCGATTCAGGCCATTAAAACCTTCTTTGGGACTCGCACATGATTACGCTGATCACCGCCGTTCCCGGTAGCGGCAAAACGCTCTATTGCATTGGCCTGATACTCAAGGCGGTGGAGCAGGGCAGGCCTGTCTACGCCAATATCGACGGCCTCAAAATCGCCAAGTGCCATCCTGCTCCCGATGACTGGCGGGACACGCCCGAGGGTTCGTTGGTCATTTACGACGAGGCCCAGCAGCCTCATCTCTACCCGTCAACGGCGCACCGTGGCGAGGTGAAAGATGAGCGTCTACGGCAAATGGAGGTTCACCGCCATAGTGGTCACGATCTGGTGTTTGTCAGCCAGTCGCCCTCGTTCCTGCACCATCACATACGCAAGCTCGCTGGCGAGCACATTCACCTGTACCGGGCTTTCGGTGCCAAGGTCGTTACCAAGTACACCTGGCAGCACACGTGCGATTCTCCCAATGATCGCGGCGAGCAGACCCGTGCGGATGCTGTTCCGTGGAAGTTCCCAAAGGAGTGGTTCCAGTACTACACGTCGGCGACGATTCATACTCACAAGTTCAAGATGCCCAAGAAGCTGGCGGCTCTGTTGGTGTTTATTGCTGTCGTCGTCGCCCTGGTTGTCTGGAACGCGTCCACAAACGAGAGCAGTCTGTTGACCGGATCAGGTGTCGCCCAGCATGTAGAGTCTGTGACCGTAGAGAAAGCGCCTTCGGCGCCGGGTGGTGTGCGCCCCGCGCCCACCACCGGCCCGAAGAGCGCGCTACCTGCGACCACTACGCTTTACGACTGGTCCGCCACCGAAACGGCCAAGCCTGTCTCTGGCTGTATTTACAACGAAACCCGCTGTCAGTGTTTCGACGCGTCTGGCGATCTGTTCGCCATGGGTCATGCTCAGTGCCTTTCCGTTGCTCAGAACATGTTGCCGCGTTCCATCAACGTGGGTTCTGGTGGTGGCTCTCGTCGTGTCGCGTCCAGCTCGGCAGGCGAGCCGCAATCGAATCTGCAGTTGACCAATCCGTTCAGCCAGTCGGGTTCGGCGTCGCCGTTGTGATTGGGCGCTTCGCATAATGACCTGAGCTTATGTTGAGCGGCGTCCGGACAATGCCTCTGGCTCCGGGCGTCGCGTAACATAGGCTCGATTATGCGATGCGCTATCGACCTCGAATCCCGCCTTATCAAAACCGCCGAGCTGTATGCACCGGGCCGCAATGGTTCCGATGCCGTGTCGTGGATTCTCGACGACTACCCACGACTGGTTGCTGAGGTCCGTGATCTCCGCAAGCGAGTCTCGCAACTCGACCAGGAAGGCTCCGAACTCGATCAGTTGCTCGCCGAGCTGCAGCACATTGCTCGCCGAATCCTCGATGTTTGATTGCTAGCGTTTTCGTCCTCGAGCACCAGGTCCTGGACAAGAATTTGCTAGCACCTCATTCGATGGACCTGCTAGCATTTCCGCACCTGGTGCGATCGTTCCAGGATCAAATTTGCTAGCAGGGAGAAAAGGCCATGATGCTGACGATTCGGGATGTTGATGAGTACCTGGTTCGCCAGGCCAAGCTTGCAACCGGCAAGGGAACCGGCAGTCAGGCGTTCATCGCCGGTATCGAATTGATGATCCGTCAGCGTGATCGTATCGAAGATTTAGAAGCGACGGTGCGCAGCCTTCGCGAGCAGGTTGCCGTGTATCAGCGAACTTTGCGCGACGCTCATGCTGCTGCGGTTCAACTGGCCGAGGTTGCCGGCCAGGGCGACATGTTCCATCCAGCCACTGACAATCCGCTTCGGCCCGGCCATCGCCGCTAGCAGTTTTCGTTCTGCAGCTGCTGCACCAGGTCGAATAGTGCTAGCAAAACGCTCCGCGGATCTCGCCCAGGATCTCGCTAGTTGCTAGCGTTTCGGTGACCTCGACCTCGCCGCTCGCGGCGATTAGTCGCCTGCACGCCCTGGACTGATTGCCTCGCGGTTCCCGCGACGATACCCGCGCAGCGGCCGATCTCCCCTCAACGAAAAAGCCCCCGACGGCCTCAACGGCTCGCCAGGGGCTGTTCGCGATCCTCGCTCTACTGTCCCGCTACCGACTCAACCCGCGCCCTGATCTGCCCAAATGGAACCGCTCCTGGGCGTCTCTCTGCCGCTCTCCCAAGACCGTCAGCGCCGCCGATGGTCAGGTCACGAAGTTGTGCTGGTTCCGCCGCGCTTTGGCTTTACCGGCGCAGCCGGGTCCACCATCTCTAATGGTGGACTCTTGTCTCATGGTGAGACTTTTGCTCGATTCCTGCTCAGTCTTTCTTGAGCACTTCTTCGCGGTATTTCATTACATCCTTTGTGGTTATTTGGTCGAGATACTTCCAGAGCGTTGCGTTTACGAGGTCGGCCTCGGCTATGTCTTCACGCGTCTCGACGATCATGTTGATTCGCCTCTCTTTGATCGAGTCTGCGAATTCGTCCCGCACACGGTAGGGCTTGGTCACTGCCGTCATCCTGGTGTTCCTCTGATGCTGGTTATTCTGTCACGTGTTGCTTTGTAACGCGTTACAGCGTATAAGTTCCGCCATCGCGTAACCCGTAACGCTGTAACGGAATACCGGCATGCTCGACAAAATCCACATGTTCATCCCGTTCAAGGCTCAGGCGATTGCTACCAGCACTGGTAAGCGTGGCAATGAGCTGCTGATCGTCGATCTGGAAGCGCTAGGCGTTCCTCTTCGTGCCACCAGCGTGCTTGCAGACGGGAAGGGTGGGTATCAGGTCGAGGACATCAGCCACGCGTGGGAAAGCCTGTCGACCGGCTTCACGCCGCTCGCCTTCAAGGTGTTCCACCAGTCCCTCGGAAAGCGTGTGCAGCCCGGCGTCGAGCTGAAAGCCAGCCCGGCCAAGCTGCTCCAGGGGCACAACGTTTTCGGGCCGACCTCGATCCGCAAGGGCGGGGAGGTCATGTTGAAGTGGCTTGCCGGGTCCTACCCGAAGCTCTGGGCCTTGCTGGACTGGCAGGCCGCCGAGGTCTACGGCATCGATTGCACCTATTCCGCCCGCCTGCCCGACGAGCGCACCGCGCTCCAACTGATCCAGGCGCTTCGCGGGGTCAGCAACGGCCAGACCCGCAACCGTGGTGACGACTACGAAACCACGTCTTACTGGGGCTCCAAGGAAACCCGTCTTCGCAAGCTCAAGGCCTACCTCAAGGGCCCCGAGTTTCGCCGCCAGCTCGATGAAGCCATCAAGGCCGCTCGTGCCTACGGCGGCGCCAACTTTGTTCC